GGTTTAGTCAATGCCGAGGAGATGTTTCGCATACTTTCTTGCCTTTGCTTTTTGTTTATAATTTCCTTCATTCATTACTTTAAACCAGGTAATAAATGTGTCTGTTGATAATGCTTTTTTCATATTCCCTATAATCCATTCATCTGTTCCTCTTGCTGCATATGTACCTTGCTTAACAGCTTGATAATTTGCATTACTATTCTTTGCTATATTCTTAATCATTCTATCCAGATAAGACTTATCCACTTTTCCCCCCTTTTAAAATTGTGATTTCCTCTTCTTCTAAATAAGTTCTTAAATTAGTTCGTAGGAAAATATCTTCCTGGTCTTTTGGAAAGTTTTTTCCTGTAGCTTGGAAGAATTTTTCCTGTAGCTTGAAGTCAATCGCATACATTGTGGAAAACCCTACGTTGCCTTTTTTAATAATTTTGATGTAACCATGCAGCATTAAATCTCTTAACCCATTACGAACAGATCTATCGGTAGTTCCTATATCCCTGGACATCCGCAGCTGTGATGGATTGCATTGCCTGGTCTTATCGTTGTAGTAATTACATAATAAAAATAATACTCTTCTTGCAACAGCTGATAACCTGGGATCAGCCTGGGCAAATAAATTTAATTTCCATTTATCAACTAGAGGCATTCTTCACCATTTTTGCCGCCTCTTCCAAAATGTCCTCATCCATTGTTTTCCAGGTATATAAATTCTCCATGCATATTTTTTTTAATCGTGCAGCTGTTCTATAAACTTCATCCGAATGATTACCCTGGGGCAGCTGCCTATTCCTATAACTAGGAATGACATGATCTAGATTTGGTTTTATTTGTTCCAACAATCCCAGCCCTCCAAAATTTGCACATCTTCTACACAACCAATGGGGATAGCTTGGGATCTTCCCGCCTCATCATCTTCCTTATCTGTTGGTATATCTGCTGATAATTTTATTTCATTATCAGTAATTTGTGCAACCCAGCCAACACTTAAAATTGCTGGGCAATTAATTTCTTTTATTGTTTCAATTGAATGCCATCCATAATCAATCTCTTTTGCGTCAATCCAGCGAATGACAACTAAATTACCGAGATACGTTGAGGAAATCATTGGCAGTTACTTCTCCATTGGTGTTATCTCGTATCTTGATCATGCGGTCTGCTCTTGGAATTGTATTACCCTGGCAATATCTTTTTATCTCTTGTGTTGGATTTTTAAGATCTTGTAATCCAACTTGTCTTGCTAATTGTGTAAAGGAAAGTTGATATTTTGTGCGATATTCCTCTAAAGTCATATTAGCATTTTATTTACATTAATTAGCATTGTTTGCAAATAATAAAAATAATGTTTGCAAATAAAACAAATAGCATTTAAAGCTAATAAGCATTATGAATTTAGCTATGAATGACAAATTAAAAAGTTTGATAGAGGTAAGTACTCTTACGCAAAAAGAAATAGCAGCTAAACTTGGTACTAATCAAATACACTTAAACAAGGTATTAAATGGCAAAGCTAGTCTTACAACAAGAATGGCAAAAAAATTAGCAACAATACCAGAATTAAAAACAAGTGAACAAGATTTAATATATCCGACATTGCCATTAGATATTGCTGGTTATTGGTTTACAGGGTTAGCAGTACAAAATTTTAAAACTTCAAGACCTCAACTTTATGTACCAACACCAATAAAAGAAAATTATTTTGGTTTAATTCTTCGAGGTCAATCTTATACATCATCACAGTTTCATCTACCAATAGATCAAGGGGAGGTAATGGTGTTTGATGGTAGTTTTGAAAAAAATAAACTAATAGATCAAGATGCAATTGGCAAATTGTGTTGTGTTGAAAATGCTGCTGGGGAATTATGGGTAGGCTGGTTAGATGAACAAAGTAAAAAAACAAAAAAACATGGTTTTTCTCCATTAGGCAGCACAGCTTGGTTAAAATGCGAAATAAAGTGGGCATCTTGTTTTATTATGGCTTGGAATTTAGCTAAATTAGAGGGTACAGATAACCTAGTCCAGCTTGATTAACATTTTTTGCTAATATATTTGTTTTAATTTGCAAATAATGCTAATAATCATCCGAAAAGGATGGTTATGGAAAATAATGATATACCGCAGCATTGGTTAAAGTACGATCTTTACCACACATCACCCGCACAATCGAATTTAACAAATGGCATTTGGGCTGGAAAATATTTATGCTGCACACAAGATGAACGAAAACTTTTCAAAGTTAAACCAATTATGGTTTCTGGTAATGCAGTACAAGAAGGAGTTAATGCAGCTATTGTTGATAAGCTGGATGATGATGTTGCCGCTAAAGAAGGTGAATATCAATTTAATTTACAAAAATCAAAATTTACAGAAGATCAATTAATCCATCACGAAAAGATTGCCGAAGGTATGCAGCAAATGGTGCGTAATGGTATTGCTGCAATGAAAGAGATATTTCCTAAATATAAAAAACAAAAAATAAAATCTGAAACAGCTGCCTGGGCAACAATGCCTGGAGTTGAATTACCAATGACAGGTTTTATGGATTTTGAAAGCAAGGATGTTGTTGTTGAATTTAAGTCCAAACAAAGAGGTAAACCAAAACAATTAAAAAGCGGTAGCTGGTCTGCTGCTAAGGGATCTTTGCCAAAAGTACCCCAGGAGGCTCATGTAAGACAAACTTCGTTTTATCAAAAAGCTACCAATAAAAAAATTTTTATTGTTTATGTAAATGATTGTGTGCCTAGTGAAAAAGATCCAGGGTATATAATTTATGATCAAAGTAATGATGCATTAACCCAGGATGCAGTTGATTGGGCTTGGGAAGAATTTACTAGAAAAAATATTATAAGGCAGAACATTGTTTCTACCTCAAAATCATTAACAGAAATTTTATCCAAAATAGATCCAGAATTTTCTGATCCTTTTTGGGATTTTGGCGATGAGTATGTCGCTAGATGTAAACAACTATGGAGGGAAATCATATGAATCAACCAGCAGAAGTAATTAATTTTGTTTCTAAGAAAAAAATAATTTGTACTGCACATGAATGGAAAAACATGGAACGAGAGGATGCATTTCAAAAAGAATGTGCAGCCAGGAGAAAACAAAAAGGTTTAGATCCTATTGCTTATAGAAATGTATGGAATCATATTAAGCTAGTTACATGGGAGGATGATAAATGCCAAAAGTAACAGCAGATATAAAAGATCTTTTAAAAAAACATAATTTAAAAAAAGAAGATGTATGGGATTGCCATGGTACTTGGGTTTTGTATCATAAATCTATTGAAAGAATACAGCTTAACGAGAAAATTGTAATTGTAGATCTTACAGTTGAATACATAGATCTTGCCTTATCCAGCTGCGTTGTAAAATGCACAGCTGTTAAAGATGGTATTAAAGTAATTACTTTCGGTGAATGTACTCCGAAAAATAATAGAAATTCTTATCCTGTCGCAATGGCAGAAAAAAGAGCCATAGACCGAGCAGTATTAAAACTAACTGGTATGCATGGTGATTTTTATTCTGAGGATGAGATGAATATTCCCCAAACAAAAACGAATGCTAAAAGTAATTATGGGGATGCAGCTGGGGCAGATGGTCTGCCCCAGGTTATAAAAGAGAGGATGAGCAATGGGAATTAAGGGAGTTAAATTAAATAAAAAAGGTCAAGCGGTAATATATATTGATGTTTACGCACAAACAGATGAATTAAAAGATGCAGTAAATGAATTACCAAAAGATCCACCAAGACCAGGTTTTAAATCACATAGTATGGGTTATGAAATTACAGAAGATATAACTATACCCGCTGGAAAATACGATATTGTGATGTGGAAAGGATTTACCAAGGCTGGTAATCCAAAAATGACTATTAACATTGGTGATCATAATCCAAAATATGCTCAACCTAGTGTTGAATCAACTTCAAGTAATAAAGTTTCTACTCCTCCTGGTAGAGATGCGGGTGAGGATTGGCTAAGTGATATTTAATCCTCACAAGCTAATGACAACTGCGGATGTAGGGGATCTCCTTTACGATCCGCAGCTGCCAACAATCGTCAAACAAAAAAGAGTAATGCATTTAATAAAAACCAATGCATTGCCTATGACAAAAATTAATAGGCAATGGATGATCCCTTATAAAAAATTAGTTGAATGGCAAGAAAGAAAATTCAAATGACCGAGCTAGATCCAAAATTATTAAACGATAAAACCGATGATCCATTGGTGCAAAATATTATTAAAAGATTAGCCACCAGATCAAATATTGGCATTAAGAAATATGGCAGCACTTTTGATCAAGCTAAAAAAACAACAAATGAATTATTTGAGGATATTATTGAAGAGCTGCTTGATGCAGCTGTTTACATTGAAAAACTAAAGTACGAAAATGGAAAAAAATCTAAATAAAGAGCAACTACAAGAATTAGTTAAGCAGCTGCAAACAGAAAAAGAATTTACCCTGGAGCAGTTGGAGAAAAAAATAGAAGATAATTTTAAGTTAAGACAAGAGATCTTAAAACTTAGCAAGAATGGCTAGACAAAATTACTTTAACCAGGGCGATCATTACTCAGAATTTCACCGACAATTTGATGGCTTGGCAATGATAGATATAGACCAAGTTGAAATTTGTAAAAAATGTAAAACACCACTTGCGGTAGTTGAAACAGCTTATGATGTTGGACAGAATTTTAAGTCGTTTATTGTTACACAATTGATTGCTGAGAGGCTTAAAGTACCTGGGCTGGTTACATTGTACCAAGTAGATAAAAAAAGTAATGAGATCATTAATTTTAGAGTTAAAAAAATTTATCCAACAGAAAGTGATGGCTTTTATAATGTGCCACCTTACCTGTATGTTAAATGGTTAAAGCGATTGCATGAGAAACACAAATGCTAATTGCGTATCACTATTGACACCCATTGAAACCTAAATTATTTTAAAATAATTAATTAAAAAAAAATCACCGATACGCAAATTGATACGCAATGTCTATTTTTCTATATATATCCACAATGAACATTTCCGTGACAGGGCAGCGTTCTAACCAGCTGAACTACTCCCGCAACTGGATAAGCCGCTATAATCCTAAACAAAATATTTTGCATCAAAAAAATGTAAAAAAGTTACACACACCAAAACCCACCGAAAACCACCGAAACCCTTTGGCAGCTGATACGCAAAATGATACGCAAAATTAATTTGCATTTTTTGCGAACACCGCCTTGACTATTAGCATTTAATGCTTATATTATAAATGTAAGATGATAAAAAAAACTAACAGAAAGGAAAATATGGCTAGAAAATTAAGTCCAGCAGCAGAAGTTGCAAAGCTCTTAAAACAAAAAGCTAAACAGCTAGGTTTAGTAGCAACAGCAAAATCTAAAAATTATACTGGGGGCGATAGTGTCAATGTTTATATTACTGAGGGTACAGATGCTAATTTAGCAAAACTCAAAGAATACAGCGGTCAATATCAGTATGGGCATTTCGATGGCATGATAGATCTTTATGAGTATTCAAATACTAGGGATGATATTCCACAGACTAAATATTTGTTTGTTCAAGATGATAGAGCAGACACAATCATCCAGGAAAATTTAGATCAAACTCAAAAAAGATTTTATGAGCATGAGTTTAAACTTAATGATTATGATTTAACTTCTTGGCAATGGCTAGGCAAATTAAGAGATCATGTTGGAGAAGATTGGCAAAATGTTCTTAAAAAATTACTCCAGGAATTTAATGGAGTTAATTCAGTTTCAAACCTTAGTAATGGTTTTAATTTTCAAATGATAAAAAAGGAGGCTGCATAATTGGAAGATAAATTATTAAAATTAAAAAAAGCTGTCCAGGATGATACGCAATGCCTGGGCTTTCCTAAACAAGATCCAGATCCTGGTTATCATTGGGAAAGAATTAATCGTTATAAATTATATAAAGCCTGTACTTCTGGAGTACATAAAGATCATTGGATGTTATATTTTTCATCTGATTCATTAGAGAGTTGCGAAGAAGTTGCAGCTGAAATTAACAAAGATTTGTACCAAACTAAAATCAAAGATGCTGGTAAGCCAATATGGGTACAAAGATTAATTTATTAAGGAGGTAAGTTAGTTTGAAAAAAACTATTGAAGAAAAATTAATAAAATTAAAAATGGAGTTAGGGGCAATAGCCCCTCGTTCCCCGCAAAGTTTACAAGGTCTAAAAGTTAGAAAATTATATGACCGAGTTTATTCAATCTTAATAAAACGATATGGGAGGTTTGATTAATGGATATGACTTCATACAAACATAAATTTTTAGGTAATGTTTCTGAAACAGAAAATTTAACTAAGAAAAAACTTTATTCTTTAATGTTAAAAGTGATGAACATTACAAATTTTCAAACAATAAAAAGTATGGTTGATTTGTACCAAAATAGAAAAAACTATCACGATTTTGCCGAAGATGGAGGTGGATGGCTAACTAAAAAAAATTGGAATGAAATAAATAGATTATTAAAAAAGGAGGTTAATTAATGGGTGAAATATTTTTAGCAAATAGTGGCAAAAGAAGTTTCCAGATGTTCTGGTATGATTGCCCTATTACAAATAAACGAAGAAAAAAACAGGTTGAGATTACGAAAAAACTACCAGCAGCTGCTGCTTATGCAAAAGCAGAAAAATTACAAAAAGAACTAGAGAGATCTATTGATGATGGTAATTATACAGCCGAGGATAAACCTTTTGGATTTGCCCTGGATGAATTAGAAAAAATTTATTTTAAGAAATGGGAGTTACATCAAAAAGATCCAACAACTGGTTTAAGGGAGAGAACATATAACGAGTATGTTGGTTTTTTAAATATAATTAGAGGTAAAAGTAATCATAATATAAAGATTAAAGATAAAAAGATTTCTGATTATAAATGTAGCCAAATTACTCCAGATATTGCGGATCAAATTTCCCAGGCATTAGTTAATCAAACTAATAAAAATCAAAATACTAAATGCTGGGCAAAGTTTGAGGCTGCTTGTAAATTAGCTGTTGTTAAAAATTTTGGTATGAAAATAAATCCTTGTACCATGGTTGATAGATCTAATCATCAATCCAAACAAAGAAAAACAAAGATAATAGCACCAAGTAAATCGCAGATAGATCCATTTTTAGATCACCTGGAAGAGATTAAAAACAAAGGATCTAATAGTTGTCCTCGAAAAGATTTTACTTCAAAATTTAATTATATCATTAACTTGTATTCAAATCATACAGGTAAAAGATCTAATGAAATTTATGGAACGAGAATACAGGATGTTTATTTGGATAAAGGTTATGTTGAAGTAAACCAGGTTATATGTGCCAAGTATGGAAACATTGAGCCAACAAAGACAGATAAATCTGAGAGGATTGTCGCTTTAACTGATAGATTAATTAATGGATTACAAGAATGGTTGGCTTATTTAAAAAATAAAAATATTCCAAATCCAAATTTAATTTTATTTCCAGCCATGAATGGTAGTTATAGGAATGCATCAAATGTTTTAAATAGAAACATTAAAAAACCAGCCAAGGAGTTTGGTTTAGATCCAGCAATCTTTAGTGTCCATCAATATAGACGACATAATAACAGTAGAAGAAAAGAGGCTGGACATGATGGAGATAGATTAAGAAATCAGATGGGGCATGAAGATGAGAAAATGACTAAATTATATAACACTACCTGGGAAGATATTAAAAAAGATAGGGAAGATATTAACCAGGCATTTAAAAATTAAAAAGAAAGGAAAATTGTTATGTCAGTATATGAAAGGAAAAAAATGAAATTAACAGCAAAAAAATTAGGATGGATAAAAAATGGTCAATGGTACACAAATCCTAAATATCCATATTGGAAAATATACAAATATATTTATCCAGGAATACATAATCCATATTCTATTTTTTATACTTGCCCAGATAAAATTGAGCATAGAATATCACAAGAGCCAACTTGGTTTTATATTCGTGAGTTTTTTTTAGAAAAACAAAGTAAATTTGAAAAAGATCCTGGTTGGTTTAAAGCAGCTGTAGGACAATATACTGATAAAAAAACTGGTGAGTATAAATTTAAAACTTCTGAGCCTTTTAAGGATATTAGACCAAGATTATAAAAAATACCCAGGTCTAATCATACTGCCCACTTGCTACAAAGCCTTGTATGGTCAAATATGAGGCTTTTTTTTTGGCTTATTTCTTAGAAAATAACCCTATTGCCCCTTTAGCTCCCTTGATACCAAAAGATGCAGAAATGCATAAAATTAAACAGGTACTAAACCAAGAAGGTGTGTGTTCATCTAAAAATATAAATCCTTTAGCAACATAATCTTGTGTCCAGGGTAAAAAACATCCTAATAATATTGCTCCAAAAATTAAAGTCCAAAATTCATCTTTCCAACTGTTTTGCATTTGATTAACAGCGGATTGCTCCCAGGCTATTTTACCAGCAGCAACATCTTCCATTCTTTTTTTAGATGCTTTTATTTCAGTTAGTTTTAATTCATTTTTAGCAGCTTTATTTGCTGCAAATGCTTTAACACCATCAGCCGCCACTCCAAGTAGCGGCTTTGCGAGTAATTGCCAAACCATTAAAATTGCCCCCAGGCAATAACTGCTAAAATAAGTACAGCAGCTATGAAAATAATCTTACCTCTTTTAGTAAGACCTTTCCAAAAGTAATTCCATTTATCTAAAATATAACTCATATATTCCTCATTAATTCCGCAAGACTTTCACATCTTGCTTTGGTTTGCTTTCTCCATTTTGAATCGAGCATTTGCATACTCGCCTCCACATGGTCTTTTTCAGCCAGGGCTTTGTGCATTTTTTTAAAATTCATGCAGCCTTGTTTCCCAAGTTGAAAAATCATTTCTGTAATAATACCAAAAGCTGTTGGATGAATATCATCTGGAGTAATCTCATCCGCAGCTGCTACTGCTTTATCAAAGTCCTGGTCATATAGTTTTAACCAGCCCTCTTCTGTTGTTGGCACTTCTTCGGATGGTAAGATCTTATGACCTACTCCACCTGTCAAAAATCCCAGGGTATCTACATAAGGCTTTAATTCAAAACCCTCATGGGAACGTACCCTCTCTTTAACTTCGCTTAAACTTGCAGCTTCCATCTTTAAAGACATATAATATTTTTACTCCTAATTGTTTTTGGTATTTACTTTGGTTTCTACTAATCATTGTGCCTGGTTTCCAGGTCTTGCGATATGATGCTGTTTTAACATCTATCTTTAAAACTTTTCCTGTTACTCTATGTACTGCAACTATATCTATTGGATCATTATCCTGTGTTTTCCAATAGATTGTGTAATCTTGTTTTGAAAGCCAAGCCGATGCAATAAATTCAGATTGCATTCCTTTGGCAATTTTAGCATAAGACAAAACTAATCAAAAAATCCCATCCACTTTGCAAAGATACCTAAAACAACACCAATAAATACTAATGCTTTTAATCCTCCAGCACCCATTGAACTAAACTTTTGTAAATTTTTTATTTCTTGCTGCATTGTTTCCTGGCTTTGCAGCATATGCTTTACATCTGTTCTTAGTTCAGCAATATCTTTTTCCCAATCAGACATTTGTATTCTCTGTTTGTATTTTTTCTACGCAATACAACATCATTGATACATTACGATCACGCAAATCCTGGTCTATTTCGTCTACTAAAATATTTCTTTTTAGTAAGCACTCATCTTTTGTTGGAAAATCAAAGGCAACAGTTGCGTTAGAAAAACAAGCTGTTGGTAAATTTGTTAATTGTAAAAAACAAATGATGGCAACAATGTTAAACATTATCCACCTAGCGGATTACTTGCCTCCGCTTTAACTTCATCAATTAATATTTTATTTAATTCACTTTGCTTTTCTGCAATAGCAACTTTCTTATTTAATTCGTTTATAAGATCTCTCATCTTACCAAATTCTTTAAAAGTTTTATCAGATAACTCGACAATATTTAGTTGCAGCTGCTTATCCGCAGCAGATGCTTTATCAAATAAATCTTCAACATCTGATTTTAAACCAGCAATATCATTTAATATATCATCGTTGCTGTCATTATCTCTTGCCATCCACTCATCTTCCAGGGCGGACATACGATCTAATATTTCTACTTCTAAATCAGAAATCTTTTCATTAACTGGAGCAAGATCAACTGTTTCATTAAC